TTTTCTGCATTAGGGATTAGTAGTGGAAATGATACTAGTGGTAATACTGCTAGTAATCTTCCAGGTGACCAAAATATTAAAATTGGGTCAGGTGGTACAGGGTCTATAAATAAAAATGAAGTATCATCATATTTAAAATCAAAAATGGATGATAACCATAGATTAGGTATTTTAGCCAATATAGAAGGTGAGTCACATTTTCAACCAGGAGTATTAGGTGATAAAAATACAAGTGGTGGATTATTTCAACATCATAATGAGAGATTTACTAATATGGTAAATTACGTTGGAAGTGATTGGGCTACTGATTGGAAAAATCAAATTGATTTTGCATTATCAGAACCAGAAGGTAAACAATATTTGGCAACTAGATTTAGGACACCAGAACAGGCAACTGAATGGTGGGTTAGAAATTTTGAAAGACCAAAATATGCAACATCTGATACAAATAAACGTATTGGTTATTTAAAAAATTTTGGATAACATTATACTAAGTTAAATACCTAATGAATTTAGGTAATATAGTAGGTAATTTAATAATAGCACCACCATCAGTCAAAGGCAACTTTTGGTATAAAACAGTTATAATGATAGTTGAACATTATAATTATGGAAGTATAGGTCTAGTCCTTAATAAACGTAGTAATCTAACTATTAATGAGTTGGGTGAAAAAGTAGGACTAGACTTTGATATACCAGGATTTGTTTATAATGGTGGACCAATTAGTCCCAATAGTCTTTCATTGATACATTCAAATGAATGGGAGTGTAAAAATACATTAAGAATCAATGATAACTTTTCATTAAGTTCATCAGATAAGATTCTGCCAAGACTTGCCAATGGTGACTTTCCAAATAAATGGAGATTGATGTTTGGGATGTGTGGATGGGCCAATGACCAACTGCGCTCAGAAATATCGGGAACTCCACCGTATAATCATACCAATAGTTGGTGTACAGCTTCAAGCGACATTGATTTGGTATTTGACCAAGATCAAAAAACACAATGGCAAAATGCGTTAGAAAAATCCGCAGAAGATTTTGCAAAATCAATTGAATTTAAAAGTAAAATATAAGATTACAGATTATGGATTGTTTATTACTAAATGCATCAGGAATGCCTGTTAGTATAATGCCACTCAGCACTATATCATGGCAGGATTCAATAAAATATATGGTTTTAGAAAAAGCCGATGTTGTGCTGTGGCACGACAATTGGACCATTCGCTCTGCAAATTGGAAAACTAATGTCCCAGCTGTTCTAATGCTCCGTGAATATTTAAAACCAAAAACTACAGTAAAATTTAGTCGGGCAAGTTTACTGGTAAGAGATGATGGAATATGTCAATACTGCGGAACTACACTTAATTTAAAAACTGCTACAATAGATCACGTTATCCCATCATCAAAAGGTGGAAGAACTAGTTGGAATAATTGTGCACTGTCATGTTCAAAATGTAATTCGGAAAAGGGAAATTCCTATCCATGGAAGAGCCCATATAATACTCCTTATAAACCTGATTATTTTGAATTAGTAAACAAACGTAAGAAATTTGGTTTTGAAGTTAAACATAAGGAATGGTTACATTATATTTTTTAACGTATCTGATACAGTTTCTGGTGTCCTAAGCCAGAAAGTATATCCAGCAAACTTTCCTTTTTGTATAATTTCCCCATCATACTTGTTAATAAGACAATAAATATTTCGTGCTTTAGCACCTATATTTGATGCAAAATCTGGTAGTGATATAAAAACATTAATATTTCCTTTTGGATCTTTTACAATTAATTTTTTACATTGTTCTCTAGTTTTTTCGTTTCCAATTTTACCGTGTAGTGCCAATTTATTTCTTTCATCGGAATTTAAAAACCGTTTGGATTGTGCATTAGAGCAAGTAGCTTTATATATATCCGACATAAATTTTCCTTTATTTTTTGATGGTCTTCCTTTCATAGCTAATGATAATTTTAGATTTTTTCTGCCTGTATTAGCAAGTCTTGTTTTTTCCACTGCTTCTCTAGGCATTATTCTTCCTGTACATATTTTGGACATATGTATTTTATATTCTTCGGTATGTTTATATCCATGAGCACCTTCACCACCATCAGTTAGATTTCTTAAAATACCAGTTCCATTATTTTTCCTACCATACCATCGAATTACTCTACGTTCAATTGCAAATGCTCCAATACTACTTAAATTTGATTCAATAATAACTATTCGTTTTTTATCAGTTGGGACTTTTACAGTATGGTCATTTGAGAAAGCTCGATAACCAGTTCCCTTGCCAATATAGTAAGGGGTTCCATCTTTTTTACGAAGATATGCGTATACATAAAATCTAAAAATAGGATCGTTGTTTGTATAAATATTCATGTTGATACTCCTTCAAAGTATTAAAGTAGTTAGATGTTGACGCATCGTGAACTACATCTTTATTTATTAAAATTATTAAAATTATGAAAAATATACTTTGGAAAATAGCAGGATTTATCTTACTAGGATTGGCATATATCGGAGTAATCACCCCAGGGGTCCCCTTTAGCATTTTTATCGTGGGTGCTGCATATTGCTTTTCTAAAAGCAGTCCTAATATGCATAATTGGATTTATAATCATAAATTATTTGGTCCATTTATTACTAATTGGACACATTATAAGGTATTTCCAATCAAAGCAAAATACCTCATGGTAGGAATGATGGCTAGTAGTCTAATAATAATGTGGTTTACTACACATAATGAAAAAGCAGTGTTATATGCTGGCATTACAATGTTTCTAGTCGTGATATGGGGATGGCGATATCCAGGAAGTATAAAAGAATATGATAATAGAATAGAATTACACAAAAAGATAGGGTGGTTTGTTTAAATAACATAAATATTCAATAACCTCAAAGGATTTTTATGAAATATATTTTATTACTATTACTAATGGTAGTTGCACCAGTACACGCTGGGGTAATCAATGACCAATGTCCACAACTAACTGTAAATGGAACACCATTATATCAACCACATCCAGGTGACCAAGAAATTTGTCATTTGAACTATGCAGTGATTCATAGATGTGATGTCAAAGCACCAGTAGCAGTGTTCGAACATCTATCTATGGATGATATGACAGGTCCAGCTAAAAGGAAAGACAACTTCCATCCAGATCCATCTGTTGCGCCACAATGTTCTGCAACATTAGCTGATTATGCTACTGTTGGTAACAAGTATGATCGAGGACATATGTCCCCAGCTAAGAATAATACACAAAATGATGCTGTTATGAGTGAAAGTTTTAATTTGTCTAATATGGTTCCACAAGTTGCCAATAATAATAGAGGAATTTGGAAATCACTTGAAACTATTGAACGGCAATGGGCTATGACACCAGGTACTGATTTTTATATTATATCAGGTGGAATTTATGACCCAGGACATTTTGTAACTGGGAATGGATTAGGAATTCCAACTCGATTATATAAGATCATAGTTGAAAAGAATAGTAGAACAGTTAAAGCATATTTAATGCCAAATGCGCCATTACCAGTAGCAGATTTACCAAAATACGAAGTACCAATGGCTGCAGTTGAAGAAGCAACTCAAATGAAATTTGAGTTGGGTCAGTAACTCTGATAAATATTAGATATTCCAGGAGAATTAAAATGAAAAGAATGTTAGTGTTAGTAGCAGTGATATCATTAGTAGGTTGTGCGTATATTCCAAGCAAATGGGATGGAAATGAAGCAAAAGCTATAATTGATATTGAAATGTCAGCAAAGTATTTTGATTGTGCTAATGTAAAAAGCCAAATCAATGACTTAAATAAACAAGTTGAATGGTTTAATACCTATTCAGTATCACGTGGTTCAAATGATATAGTAGCATTATTTGAAGAACTACACAAGACAGTTGCAGAATTTAAAGAACGTAGTGACCGTGGTAAGGTTAGTCCTATGTATTGCTCTTTAAAAAAGAAAATTATAGAGCAACAAAGCGACATCATTGCCCGCGCAGTGCAAAAAAGATTTTAAGGAGAATAAAATGAGTTTATTAAGTGATATAATTAATAGTGGTCAACAATGGGCCATCGATAGAGCTAATTATGCCGTCCAAGTTTCAGAAGCAGTTGCATCTGGTCAATTGAGTGCTGAAGAAGGAAAAGAAATTTTAGCAGATCTAATTAGCACAGAAAAACTAGAAGAATCAGCTAATAATGCTCAACTTAGAGCAGCATTGGTAGAATTAGTTACAATCGCCGCTAAAGCTATGGCTTAATACTGCAGTTAACGCATTTATTAAGTCTTCAATCAGTAATTCTTTATCAGTGAACGGATCAGATACCCATATAGTTTCTATAAATTCTTTGCCATGTTTTTTATAGTGTTTCTTCCAATATGTGCCGGACCCTAGATACTTATAAGGATCAGATTCTGTAGTTTTACCAAAATATTTAAGACCTGTTATTGAATGTTTTTTAATATAAAGATATGTTGGTGGTATTTCTGTATAAATACACATGCTGATGTCCTCCATAGACGTTAGAGTAGTTGGGAACGTCAATTCCGTGAACTACATCTTTATTTATCTCGAATACCTTTTCATTACGATAGTCAACGTTTCAACAAGATCGGAAATCATACCATCGGTGTGGTTCGGAGTAGGGGCGAACCTCAATCGTTCAGTACCAACTTCAACTGTAGGAAAATTTATGGCTT